AATAGTCATTTAGAGGCTATTGCTGGAACGAATGCAGTTTCATTTGTTCCTGCCAGTGGTCAAAACTTCTATGTCTTTGCAGACAAGAGAAGAAGTCCTATTAGATTTGATGCTAATTATAGTACAGCAACAAATACCAGTGGACTTTGGTATGTTCAGGTTAAAGACGAATCTACTGCAGGTCCAACATTTAGAGCAGATTCTATTTTAACAAGGTTCCACGATCCTATTGCTTATGGTCCTGGGTCTGGTAAAATTAGAACTCTTGATACATGGATTAATCGTGTAAGAGATGATAGAACCGAGGGTGATCGTGTCTATCGTCTAAGATATGTTATTCCATCATACTTAACTACTGTTAGGGATCCTCTCAATGGATTTGTTCTAAAAACAAGAACAGATGATAAGAGAAGATTAGTATCACAAAAGTTTATTTTGATTCCTATTGCTGGAGCTCCAGCAGTTGCTAGGTTTGATAACCCAGCACAACCAGGAGAAATTCTTGGATCCACACGAGCAGAATTTACTTCTGCGGGCATTAGTCCAACATATGATCCATATCTAAGAGCAAAAGTTGTAGAAAGCACAAGAACTCAAAGTAGAATTGCATTCTCTATTCAATCTGCAAGAAAAGTAACAGTAAGCGGCAATCAAAGATTAGAAATTGTAGCGTATGATCATACAATTACAGTTGATGCTCTGAAGAATGAAATTTTTACAATTGTAGAAATAAATGCACCTCAGGGAGGATCATTTGTAGTAAGTAATTCTACTGCATCTAGTGCAAACCGAGTTACTTGGACTGGAAATACTAACGGTTCTGGATTTATTCAAGGATACTTTAATGTAGGAACTAAGCATTACTTAGTATTGAAGAACACAACTGGATCTATTGCTTACAATAGACTAGTCAATACTAGATTTACGCAAGGTGCAGTATATGCAGATCTTCTTGCAAAACCAAATAGTATTGGAGATCCTGCAGGAAAAGATAAATCAAGCAGAAAAGATTATCTTTATAGAATAGAAGGTGCTAACGTTTATACTTTAGTTCCTGGGGATATTGTAACAGATGATCAATCTAATCAGTATCGTATTGAAAGTGTTGAAGATGTTGGAGAACTTCAAGATACTTTCTACATTTTTGATATTGATACAATTCAAGAAAGAATTTCAGGACAGCAAGATGGAGTTTACTATCTAACTTGCTTGCGTGGTAATATTTCGCCATATCCTCAAGGTGCTGGTGTAGGTGAAAACTTCCAAAACTTTAGGTTCTCGCAACCAATCTCGCAGTTGTATCCACAAAATTACAAGAATGATCCTGTTTGGTTCAAACAAATTAATCCAAACTACAATGATGTTCCTGCAACAAAATCTGCTGCAGATAACTATATTCATGGATTGGTGACTGTTAATGATGTGAAGTTCAGTGAAACCAAAGAGATGGTCGAAGATTTAGTTAGACAACCTGCTCTCTCTAGATTTACTTTTGTAAGTTCAGATACTCTTAGTAGCCCAACTTTAAATCCTGCTGGTGGATCTAATATTATTCAAGCACAAAATGGAAATGCTGCTTCTGGATCAGAAGATCGTCGTATTCCAATTTCTGGAGATTCTGCTTATCCACTAGAGCAAAAACTCTATGTAGAACTTCGTAGACCATCTATTGCTCGTTCTGGTAACCACACGTTTGAATATCTAGGTTTTGGTCCTGGTAACTACTCAACTGGTTTTCCATTGCGCCAAGAAGTTGTTCTTGAAGATGTTCAAGACTTCTATGCACAATCGAAGAGAGAAGATGGTGGCATCGTTTTCTACACTGGTCTAAACTCTAATGGTGATCTTTATATTGGTAATCGTAAAGTTAATGCTATCACTGGTGAAGAAACATTTCTTGAGAGAGCAATTCTAGAAGAAAGTGCAGATGATAGTACTGATGACCTTGGTGGACTTGTAACCACATTTGATACTCCAGTAACCTTTAATAGTAGAATTACTGTAGAAGGAGATTCGGTCTTTAACAATCCTGTATCAATTGTTATGGATGCTACCGAGGGTCCCGCTCTCACAATTCCTAGCGTAATTGATCCAACTTCTGGACTTGATCAATCAATTAGCACTGCAAATACTGGATCTATTATCATTCATAGAAATAGAGTTGCTGCGGCTGTTTATGCAATCAATCCTCGTCAGATACTTGGAGACAACGGTCAACCATATACGCTAAGAACACATTATACTACAACACTGGGTCCAACAAACGTTTCACCTGATCAAAGCGCAACATTTAATGCTTCTCAAAATGTAAATTATGGTTCATCTGAAACTCCAAGATCTGGTGATATACTATTCAAAGGTGATGAAGTTGGACTTTCTGGATCTATTGGTTGGATATATGCTAACTATTATACAGAAATTGTAGCAGCAAATCTCGCAACTTTAACTAGTGATGGAGTGTACATTACTGTTAATCTTGCCCCTGGTATTACAAATTCTGCTATTAATATAAGTGCAAATTCTATTATTAGAATATCTGGATTTACAGCAAACCCAAATCTAAATGGAAACTGGCAAGTTGTTTCTACTGGAACTCCTCTATTCTCACCATCTGGAACATCATTTAGATTCTTACCAACAGTTCCTCCAGCATCTGCTACTACTTATACTTGGTCAACTGTAACTGGGGCAAAACTAGAAGTTTCAAGAGAAAAGTGGAAAGAGGTTGGTGTTGTTGGTGCTGAAACTCTCCGAACAAATACCGAAATTTGGGGTGATTATAAACTTGGTATTAATACCCTTGCCAGGGCGACTGATAATGCATATCGCACAGCATTTATTGAGAGCGCAACTTCTCCTAGAGCAAATCTTGATGTAGTTGGAAACACATTTATTTCTGGTAAATCTACAGCAATCACAGTTTCTGGCGGTGCTCAATCTAAAGTTGTTTCTAATTTAGATAATGCTTTAATTGTAGGAGGAGATAGTGCAACTCCAAATAATGAAGCAGTCTTTAGAGTTTCTACAACTCCTGGTCCTTTAGGAAAAGGAAGAGTTGGAATTAATGCTTCTGTCGCTCAACTAACAACTGCTGCTACTGATGTTGTTGTTTTCGGAAGCACCAGTTTCAATGGAAACATGTTGCTTACTGGCACATTTACAACAAATATTGGTACTATTGACACTAATAGCACTACTTTAGATCTTGCAGCAACTCCAACAACAGTTAGATTTGCAGCTGCTGCGACTACTGTACAAATTGGAAATGCTATCGGAACAACTGGTAGTCAGACTATTGACGTTGGAAATTTTGCATTAACTTCAAACGTTAAAATTGGTGATGCTGCACAAACAAGCACTTTATTCATACACAGAAATTCTAGAAATGCACAAGTTGATATTGCTTCTGTAGATAATACAAATGCTGCATATGTTTGCAGCGTTATAATTGGTGGTGCTTTCTCTAATTCTTCTTCCGCAACATCAATCAAAACTAGAAATATTAATCTAGATGGAGATGTAAATGTTGGTTCTGGATTTACGGCAGGTTCTGGAACTGGTAAGTTATATTCATTAAATTCTAGATTTGAACTTCTTGCTGCAAGCGGTGGACCAGCAATTGTTAAATTTGCTACTACTGCTTCTGATCTTGAGATGGCATCTCAAGGTGGAACTACAACTATTAATAATGCTTTGCGAGTAAAAGCCAGAGCAGATTTTGATGGAGATATTAAACTTTCTGGTGGTCTAAATTCTGGTGGAGTTAGTGTAGAGAGGGGAGTTTTTGGAACAACTCCTGCTGCCCAAGCAGTTGGATCTTTACCATCTAATTTTAACCTAGATTTATACAGAAAAGTTAGCATTGGAAAAACTCTTGACACTGGTGGTTTCTCAACACTCACTTCAACAGATACTATTATTAAATTAAATCAAGTAGTTGCTCCTGGTGAAATTAATCTTGGTGATTATTTACTACTTGATGAATCTGCGGCATTCCCTGGAGCTCCTGTTCCTTACACTCCAAACGAAGATAATTCTGAGATTGTAAGAGTTACTGACCTAACAAACTTAACAAATACTACAGATCCAGATGGTATTCGAGTAACAGTAACTAGAGGAGTTGATGGAACAACAGCAAGATCTCATTCAGATAATCTTCCTATTGTAAAACTTAATAAGTCTTCAAACGTTAGTTTCTCAACTGTAGCAATGACAGCTAGTTCTACTGTATTACAAACAGCAGAATTTGGTGGTTCTTTACTAGTAAATGATTTTATTAGAATTAATAGCAGTACTTCTAGCGAGTATTTAAAAGTTGCTTCTCTAATCTCTGCTCTAACATCAGTTCAATCTCTAAACATTACTGATGGCGGAACTCCAGAAGTTCTATCCTTTAAAGTTACTTCAACTACAGGAGAAACTTATATTAGAGGAGCAACTGAAGTACATAATAATCTTACATTGGTTGGATCATCAACTCCAAATAATAGAAAATTAACAATTACAGATGGTGTATTCGCATCACCAACCACTACATTTACTGTAGATAGTGCAACGGGAAATACTAGCATTCTTGGTAATTTAAACATTGGACAATCTTTTAATAAATTAACAATCAATGCAACAAATGGAAGTATTATATCAAATGGTGGAGACATTACAGTTAATGATAATGCAGCATCTGTTGTTACTTCAACTGTAGCAGCAACTCTTACTATTAATGTAAGACCTGATGGCGCTACTGCAGATTTACCCGCGACTGGTGGTACAGCACCCGTTTCAATGCTTGGAAATGATCCAATCGGAACATTAATTGCTGGTGCTCAGAATAGAAATCCTGCTGTTACTTGGACAGCAACATTACCCGCAGCAGTTACTGCAGCTGGCATTTCTATTGGAAGTTATACTGTTTATTTGGAAGATTTAAGTTCTGTTGATCCTATAACTGGAAGACCAAAAATACATTGGTTTGTTGAAAATATTCCTTCTTCTACAACAACTATTGCAGCAAACGCAACTTCTTTACCATCTGGAACAAATATTAGAAATAATTATATTGGAGCAGTTGGTTCTTTAGGAGTTAGTGCAGTTGGATATGCTGGACCACAACCACCAGCTGGTCGAAATCACACCTTTAGATTAACTGTAATTGCAGTTCTTTCTGGAACTAGAACTACATCTACATTAAGATCTTCTATTGAGTTTAATTATGATCCTGCAGGCGCAGCTGCTGCAGTAGTTCCACCAACATATTCAAATAATTTAAATGTTCAAATTTTTGGCGTTGCTACTAGAAAGTTACTTTTCCAAAATACTACTGCAAATCTATCAATTGGAGGTCTGTTCACGAGTGAAGCGACTACAGGAACAAACTTGTTCTCAAGTGATTTAAGACTTGATGGTGGCGATTTGATCGTTAATAGAGGAAATGCATGGGCAGCATCTACTGCAGTTGCTGTTGGAGATATTCTTCTTGCTGGAGGAACTACCTACAGAGTTACACAAGCTGGAACTACAGGAACTGGTGCTCCAACTCATACAACTGGATCAGCATCAAACGGAGGAGCAATATTACTTGTTGCTCCACACTTTAGAGCAAAGAATAATGGAACTATTGATATGGGAGGCATAGAAAACTTCTATGGTCCTTCTGGTGCTAGAAGGTGGGATTACTTAGCGACTGGATCTGGAGATGGCGGAGTTATTAGATCAAATCTAAATTATTTCCTAGTTGTAAGTGGTGATTTATATGTCAAACTTCCAACAGATGCAAGAAGTGGTGATGTAATTAGATTTGTTGATCTAAGTGGTTCTCTTGCATATAACGTTAAATTTATCGTTCGTGCTCCAACTGGCGTTTCAATTCAAGGAGATAGCACAAATATTGCACCAACTGCTGTCGGAGTTCCATTAGTAGGATATAATGGAGGTGAATTGATTGTAACTACTCCAAATGCTGCTTTTGGACTTATCTATGCTGGTCCATTAAATAATGATGGCACTTCTTCTGGAATACCTACTGCTCAACAAGGTTGGTGGTTAATGGAGATCTAATAGATGGCAAATTACGGTAGATTAAAAACTATGAAAGCGGCAGCGATCGGTACGATCCTGCCCTGGACGGGTGATATTACAAGAATACCAAAAGGTTGGTTGATATGCAATGGTGCTGCAATACAAGCAGCAGATTATCCTTTATTAGCTCAGGCAATTGGTAATACATATGGAGGAGCAGGATTTAATTTAGCAGATTTTCCTACATTTCCTGCACAAACAATATCTTTGCCCAATATTGATCAAAAAGCATTGATGGATTGCGATCCATCTTATTTTGGCGCTGGTGCAATTGATGCAAATATTGATACAACTGCAGCAGGAACTGTAGTAACACCATTTATTGGTGCAAACACGGATATTGCTGCCCCGAATAGAACTCCAGATGCAAATACAGATATTTTATTTCAGTATGCACCACAAACTCTTTCTGGAACAATTACTGGTGCTACTTTCAATCCTGGATTTGGGGTTAGAACAATTTATACTGGAGCAAGAAAATTAGGAAGAAGACATTTACCATCTCACTCTCACCCAACTGAAGTTCCTAGTACTATTGGACTTAATCTTATACAACCAGGAGCAGGAGTTTCATGTTCAAGAACAGTAACTTATAATTTTATTAAAAGAGGTGGAGATGATATAGATGGAAACCCTCAAATTCAATGGCAAATTAGTTATCCTGGCAGTACTGGATTTGGAAATGGAAGTGCTGGAGTTGTTCTTGGAAACATTGTTGGTGAAAATCCTGGACCAAACCTAATCCCGAAAGAGGCCTATTCTCATGGAATATCTAATTGGATCGGAAGCGCAGATGCACCAGAACCTCCAGATCCTTTTAAAGGTCCATCTAATCCCCCTGCACACAATAGAAATTTTAATATAGCTGATCCAGGATGTCCATATGGTTTGGGCGGAACAACAGTTCCTACACAAAATATAAATTTCGATTCTGGCGGCAATCCAAATACTGGTGATGGAACAACAGGAGATCAACATTTACCATATGAAACATTTTTTAATCATTCTGGAATAGAATTTAATAAAACAGTTTCTACTCCAGGAGTGACTGATATAATTAATGCCCATGATCATGCAACTTTTGATATTTCTTACGATAGAACTGGATCTTCTTTAGGTATGCCAGGAAGTTTAACATCTAATAATGTAGTTGCAAATATTACTCCTGATAATCTTCCAGGTGCTCTAAATATTACAGTTACGCAACCAACTCCCAAAGTAATCGTTATTTACATAATCAGAGCATATTAATAAAAATGCCAAAGTTTTACACAGCAGAAAAAGGAAAATATGGCGGCATTGTTGGAACAATACATTGCTTTACTAGTCAATTACCTCCAGCTAATGACCCTATTGCATTTAAACCAAAATTACCAGCAGGTTTTTTGAGATGTGACGGATCTATTTTAAATGCTTCTTCTTATCCTGCTTTAGCTGATGTATTAGGTGTTGGTAGTTTGTCTAAATTTGCAAAAGATCCTACAACTCTATTAAGTACTCAATTTCAACTTCCAGATCTGGGGTCAAAATATATGGTTCCAGGAAATTCATCTGGAACATATTTGTCAACTTATTTAAGTGATGGAACAACCAGAAGAGTTGGAGCTGAATTTGAGATAACATCAAATGTAGGAACAAGTGAAACTATATCTTGGTCTGGTAATTTTTCCGTTGGTGGAGCAAACGATAGATTGACTGGAAATCCTCTTTATGCTGGACCCTCAACTAGAGTTACATCACAAGCAGTATTAACTGATACAAATTTTCAAGGTCATGGGCACCTTGCTAATCAACAAGTTTTTAACTTTACAGGAAATTACGTAGTAGAACAAAGTATTCCTAGTAATTCTAGCACTGCTTCTGCATGTCGTCCATATGGAGGAAATGCTTTATATTTTATTAGACAACCTGATGGTGCTAGTGGTGCTCCAAGACATGAGCATACAATTACATTACCAACTGCATCCAGTTCTTATACTCATAATTTTAGGTATACATATCCAACAACGTCTATTCCTCCTACGGCATTAAGAACGACAGTAAATATAACAACATCTGCTGTCAAAACTTTTGACAGCACAGTTGCTCCATTTATATTAATAGAATACATTATTAAATTTTAAAAATGGCACTTTTAACACTTCAGTATCTAACCCCAGGAAGAACACCAATTACGTTACCATCAACTGTAACTACTTTTACATATACAGTTGATGGTGCTGGTGGCGGTGGCGGTGGCGTTGATGCAGGAAGTCCTGGTGGTCCTGGTGGCAGGGGCGCCCGTATTCAAGGAACAATAACTGGTATTACTGGAGGATCACTTGAAATTTATGTTGGCGGCGGCGGCGGTGCGGGTGCATCTGGTGGAGGTGCAGCAGGAGGTGCGGGTGGAACGAATGGTGGCAACGGTGGTGGAGGACGTGGAGCCAATTCTGGTCCTCAAGGATCCTCTGGAGCGGGCGGTGGAGGCGGCGCTGCATCATATCTAGTTCTTAATGGAACAATTATTGTCGCTGCAGGCGGTGGAGGCGGCGGCGGTGGTGGTGGAAATGACGGAGGACCCCTTCAGTCTTTCCAAATAGCAGGAAATGCTACTACCTCTTTGTCTACCAGCAATACTTTAGCATCTGGTGCTAATGCTACAAATCATCCTACTGATGGAGGTGGCGGTGGTGCTGGCGGTGGCGGATCGGGACCTGGAGGTGCTGGATTTACTCCTACGGTTGCAGGAGCTGGTGGTGGAGATACTGATGCAGGTGGAGGATCTGGTGGAGGTAATTATTATAATAATACATCTCATACTGCTGCCCCATCTGTATCAATAGCAGGTGGCATTGGTGGAGGATCTTCGTCTTCGGGATCAAATGGAGCAATTACAATTGTTTATGATGACACTGATGATACACCAAATCCTGTTGCAAATTTCGCGACAATTCTGAATGCAACTAGAAGCACTGCTTACACTACAACAAATTCGGTTACTGTTTCTGGAATTAATGTTTCTGTTCCAGCGATAGCAAATAATAGCGCAATTATTGTTAAAAATGGAGCATCTACAGGAAGTTCTAGTACTACAGTGGTCAATGGAGATACTTTAGCTCTTACTCAAACATCTTCTTCTTCCTATTCTACTCTTGTGTCAACAAATTTAACGATTGGACCCACTGGTCGCAGTGTTGATGCAATCTTTAATATCGTTACAGAAGATGCACCAGTAAATAGACCAAATTCTTTTGATTTTGTTGATGTTGTAGATGCACCACTGAATACATTTATCACAAGTAATTCCGTAACAATTACTGGATTAACTGCAACTGCTTCTGTAACTGCCACTGCTAGCGCAGCTGGGGCACCTGTTACTAACATAACAGTTGTTATAAATGGAGTAGATACTGGATCAAATACTGGAAATATTAGCAATGGACAAACATTGGCTTTGCGTTTGAGAACTAGTAATGCTGTAAATACTACCACTACAGCATCTGTGGTAGTAGGAAGTGGCGGTGCGGTTGATTGGAATGCAAGAACAGTTGTATTTGAAGATACTGCACCAGATTTGTATAATTTTACTGATATTACAAATGCTGCTGCATCTTCTGTAGTAACAAGCAATGTCCAATCAATTTCGGGAATTAATACAAGTGCTCAAGTTTCTATTACAGCAGGATTTGAAGTTAGTATTAATGGTGGGGCATTTGTTACACCCACTGCGGCAACTACAATTAGCAATGGTCAAACATTGCAGTTGAGAGGAACTGCTTCTGCAATTCCTGGTGCATCAGTAACAGCAACTGTTAATATTGGCAATCCAGTTACAGGAGAACTTGCAGACACTTGGATTATAACTTCTGGTTTGGCAGGAGATACTACACCAGATCCATTTACTTTTGCAGATAGATTTAATCAATTAGCAGCAGTACTTGTTTACAGTAATCAAGTTACCCCCAGTGGATTTACTGCATCTTCTACTTTAACTGTAACTAGATCTGGAGCGTATCTTGCTGCAAATCCAGAAGTTTCTGTTGATGGTGGTACTACTTGGACTGCTCTAGGTGTAGGATCTTATACAAATACTTCCTTTACTCCAGGTATGACAATACAATTGAGAGCTACTTCTTCTGCTTATGGGTCAGCAACTAGTACATTGAGTATTACTCTTGGATCTTATTCTACAACTTGGGCAATTAGAACTTTGTCTGCAGCACCCGTTGGAGCAAATAAGTCAACTTGGTATAACTCTACTCCAGGAGCTAAAATTGATGGATATGCAATTGGAACAATTATTACTACTTTTAAAGATGCATCTGGTAACTTTGGAACTTTAGATGGTAGCTTATCTTCAAGATATCCTGGATTTATTGAATGTGATGGTAGACTTTTAAATGCATCTGAATATCCAGCATTATTTGATATTCTTGAAAATACTTATGGAGGAACAGGATCCAAAGTTCTTGCAGGAGGTACATGGACATACTCTGGACAATTTAATATTCCTAAAATTAGAAATAGAAGATTGTTTGGAGTGGGTCAAGTTGATGGTAATTCTCCTGCTTCACCAGCGGTTCCTACAAGAAAAGGACCAGCTGGAACTGGAGCAGGATCTGTGAATACTGTTGGTTCTGTTGGAGGAGATTGGTACATTGCTACAGTAGATGCTGCTGGAACTTTACCATTAGAACAGGTAGAGGGAACTCCGCCATCAGGAACAACAGGTCAATTTTTTGCTTTAGGAACAGTAACAACAATAGGATATTCTAGTATTTCTGGCACTGTTAATTTTAATGTGGCAGGGGATATAAGAGCTTCTGTAGGACCACTTTTAGGAACATTTGTCGATGCACCATCACATACCCATACAATAATAACGGGACAAAGTTTGTCAGCAACAACAGGATTAGTTCCATGGGGATCGAGAGCTACAGTTGGTAATTCTGGTACTATTTCAGGAACTAATTCTACTGCAAGTCAATTTCCAGGCGGCCCAAGTTTTTCACCATCTAATCTTTCACTTGCAGATCAAACTGGAAGTGTTACATATAATAATTTTTGGTCTTCTCCAAGAGATACTACTGTTCAATTAGATAATTCGGCGCCTGGTCTCATTATCTGGATGGGAGCATTAGATACACTTCAGACAACTGCAACAACTAGAGTTTACAGTGCAACTGGTGGAACTTTGACACATACTCATTATTTGTCTACTACAGATTTTGGTAACACTTCAAATATTTTCAGTTGGGGAAATGTAAATGGTGCTGGTGTTAAAACAGGTGGAATGGGAGGCGGTAATACAGTAGATGTTAACTTTACACATACTGAAATGGGATCTAGAGTTAATCCTGGAACTTTTACTTTAAGTAGTGCAACTGCTATATTACCACAAGTAGCACTTAGACCGAACAGAACAATTCCATTGATACAACCATTTTTCAGAGTAAAGTACTTAATCAAAGCATACTAAATATTAATATCATTAAATTGAAGAAGATCTTTTATGATACCACCGATTAAACCATTAGAAATAATGAAAGATGAAAATATCACTGAGTTTGAATTTTCTGATTTTATTGGAGTTTGGGATAAATTTGTTCCCGCATATCTTTGCGAAACATTAATCAATCATTACGAAGAAGTTATTACTACAGGATCTTTTTTAGTTGGAGAAAATCAATTTCCAGAAAGAAACTTAGGAAGATCCGATTTATCTATTTTGTTAAATCAAACTGATAATGAACTAGCTAGCAGTATAAATCAATATTTGCAAGCATGTGGAACACATTATGTTGATAGATTTTCACAATTAAAAAATATAAAATTATTTTCAAGTGATTTGAAACTTCAACGTACACAACCAGAAGGTGGATATCATGTTTGGCATTATGAAAATAGTGAATATTCTGTATGTACTAGAGAACTTGTGTGGATCATTTATTTGAATGATATTCCAGATGGTGAAGGAGAAACAGAATTTTTATATCAACGTAGAAGAATTAAACCAACACAAGGAACTGTTGTAATCTGGCCTGCGGGAATGACACATGTACACAGGGGATTAACTGTTTATACTAAAGATAAATATATATTGACTGGATGGTATCTAAAGGTTCCGAAATGACAGAGATAGTTTCAAATAGATTAGATGAATCTCAACGTTCATTAAAAACATCTATTTTAGAAGTTAATTTTTCTAATAGAATTGTTGTTCGTGGTACAGTAGCTACAGAGATTAAAGAAGATGTTTGGAATGATATTATCCTTACTCAACTTGGCACTACTTGGCATGATCCTAATAAAGATGAGATAGAATTTTTCATTTATAATGATGATGGAACATATTTTTGTCAAAGAAAAAGATCCAGAATGGATTTTAAAACAGGATTTTTTTATTGGAGATCTTATCAATATTATGAAGCTTCTGATGAAGAAGCTTTAAGAATATATAATATTTTTCGTGATTTTGCTGAAATTCAACGTTTTGACAGAACGACAACTTATATTGAAGAAGCACAAAAATTATTTGATTCGCAATCATACTTTCAAGATAAGTATCAAAAAAGAAGAAGACAAATTTCGCTAATGCTTCTTTATTCTGATTGGAGAATGACTATTGATTATGAAGAGGAATTTGAAGGCGAACAAGAAATGTGGAAAGAATGGAGAAGAAGACTTAGAAGATGTTTGCCAGATTATGAAACTTTTGACAATCCATATGAAGCATTTAAATTTGTTTCAGTTCTAAAATATCCTATTGATCCTAATGTTTATTTTGAAAGATATCCAGAAGGTAAAAATGCTGATGGAGATGAAGTTGCTTACTTGTCAACTGACGATCAATATGATAGACTAGATTTTATTGTATCTAAAGACTTTGTTGCTGCTAGTATGGAAAATATATTAGATCTTGTCAATAATTTTGCTGATCAAGAAGTAGAAATTACTTTACAAGTAAAACAAATTTTAGATGATTTGAATGCCTGGGATTACTTCCCAACATTGCGTCAAGATTTAATTAAGGTCATGCATGATACAAGTTCTTAAACAGAACAAAGATTAACAAGATAGAATAATTATATAAATGAGCTTACAATTTCACCTATGATCTACACACTTGATTTATTAGATATTGTAGCTGTAAAAACTATTAATGAGTTTTATAATTTTTGTGATTTTGTAGATGGGTCTATTTCTGGATCTCATAATAAAAATAAAAAGCACAATGAACAGTTACAGGATACAATTCATCAGTCATCACTGACAGATTTTGTTGATAGAGAAATTAAAAAATGTGAAAAATTATCATATTTGTTTGTTCCTAGAGCAACTACATATCCTATATTTTTAAGATATACAGAAGGTATGCATTATGCATACCATAATGATTTTTATCAAATGTTTGGAGTTAAAACAGATTACAGTGTTTCTTGTTTTTTAAGTTCTCCTGATGATTATGAAGGAGGAGAATTAGTTTTAAATATTGGTGATAGAGAATTAGAATATAAGTTAAATCCTGGAGAATGTGTTGTTTATCCAACAGGAACACTTCATAAGGTAAATGAAGTTACATCTGGACAGAGAAATGTAATGGTTTTTTGGATAGAATCTTGTATTGTTGACAGCAGAGTAAGATCAATATTTACAGAGTATTCAAATTTGATGTTGAAGAGATCAGATCTTGTTCAACAAAGTTCAGCAGATTTTGAAGCAATTAGATATCAAATCATGAGAGAATATGGACAATTCTAAATTTGGTATATCAGATATTAAAAGATATACTAATGTTTTTACAGAACTTGAACACCAAAGTATATTAAAATATTTAGAAAGACCAAAGTGGAGGTATGGTCATGTTTCTTCCACTATTGATTTTAAAAATGCTCCGCCATTTTGGTCCATGACTTTAATATACGATGAATTTTTTACTAAGCATTTACTAAATAGGATATGTAAAATTACTGGTGATGATTTAGAACTTGATACTGTTTATGCAAATGGTCAAACATATGGTCAAAGCGGACAACCACATCAAGATTCTTTACAAGATAATGAAAGAACATTTATATATTATCCAGAAACTTTTTGGGATATTAGGTGGAATGGCAAAACTGTTTTTATGACAAATGAAGGTATAACCTATACAATTCCAAACCCAAATACTGCGGTTTATTTTCCTGGAATAATTAAACATTATGCAGAGGAAACTGCAAGAGCATTTGGAGGATTAAGAAAAACAATAGCTTGGAAATTGCGTTTAAAGTAATATGGATTATCAAATTTTTTCAATAGAAACTGAAAAACAAATTTTTTCTGGGTATGCACAGCATACAGGGAGACCATTAATTCTTGTTGATAGAGTAGGAATTAATAATTCAGAAGACCAAGAAGCAATTGATAGAGCATTTGCTTTTTATGAGAAAATCATGGCACCTGAAATATTTTCAACGTTGAAAGTAAATAAAATGTTTTCAATATTATTTCACTCAAATGATTATGCAGTAGAATATGCTAGTGATAATTTTCCAGATAGAGATGAAAAATTAGCATTTCCAGAGTTAAAAATTATTGTTACTGTTATGGATGCAGAAGGACACACTAGATATACGAATGCATCATGATTAGAGATCACTACAGAGCATTTAATGTATTTGATGTTAAAAATAAAACGCAAATTGCTTATGCAACTTGCGTTCCATATGAATTTGCAAATATAGAACCTCCATATATTGACGAGAGATGTTTAAGTTCGATTAATAAGATGGAGGAGATTTTGAAAGTTGAACAACCAACACGATATAAATCACCATATTATAATCAAAAAAGATTATTTCGTGAGTTACAAACATATTTTGTAGATAGCAACTTACAAGAAGTTTTTGGATATAGAGTTCTCACAAAACAATTGCTGCCATATGATCATGCAGATTTCAGTGAAATTATTGGAGATGAACCAGAAATAATTGTTAAATTAAAAGAAAATCCTTATACACAACCAACAATAGATTGTATATATTTTTCTGCTGGTGGAACGCCAAGATATATTGGACTTAGAGTGGAAACTAATGATGCCGAGTTACCAACCCTTCAAGAATTTTCTCATTTAGAAAATTTTAATAGGATTAGAAATGCTAGTCTGTTATTTCGTAGTGTTTTTCCTGTAAAATATTGGATTGATTTGCAAAATCCTGAAAATATTTCTATCATGCTTGTTTCTCCTACTCCAGAAGCATTAAAGATGCCAGAGTATGTGTATGAAAATGTTAGATGGGATTTTTATGAAGATTTAAAGAAAGATTGGTACGAATTTTTACAGATTGAAAACGTAATTACAGAAGAAGATTTAAATTATATTCTTAAAGTAAGTCCAGGAA